AACCCGTGAATTTAAATTGATTAATTATTTTCGACCTTTATTTTTTATTCGGGGATATCGTCGAACCATGCGACGCAGTGCCAGCTGTAGCCGTTGTAAATTTTCAGCCTTCCGCCAGCTCCGCCTTCGCCTGGATCGCTGTCGTAATACATCTCTCCCTGCACCGGGTCTGCCGGTTCTGATCCGCTTCTGACCACCGGTCTGAACGGCACGAGGATATCTATAAATCCGCCGGACCACGCTGCGTTTCCGTAAAATCTGATGATGTCGTTTCCGCTTGCCGCTTTTATGAAAAATCTGTCTTTTGCGTTGCAGTCCAAGCAGAGAGGTTTGTTGGCCGAGTCGTCGATCCATAGCCTTGAGTATCCGTCCGCTCCGCCAGCGTTGAGCATTATCCCGTGCCCGATGTCGGCTTTGATTCCATACATCGCCACTCCGCCGACGTCTCCCAGGTATCCGATTCTTATTCCCCCGTATGGGCATGAGAGATAGCCAGCTGATGTCAGGCTGAATTGTCCTGCGGTTATTTTCGCCGCTGTCAGCGACATGATTTTTGCGTCGGTCACTGCGAGGTCATCGATCTGGGCTGACTTCACGGCAAGGTCTTGAATTTTTGCCGTGCTGATTGCTGCATCCATAATCTTACTGTTCCCGACAGCCAGTGCTCCGATCTTTGCCCACTCAACTGCGAGGTCGTTTATCTTTCCTGTGGTCACCGATAAATCCTGGACTTTGGCCGTGCTCACGGCGAGGTTCATCATTTTGCTGTTGCCAACTGCAAGGTCGCCGATCTTCGCCCATTCCACCGCTAAGTCCTGAATCTTTGCGGTCGTGATCACTGCGTTTCCGATGTTGGCATTCAGGATTGCACCGACTCCTATGTTGGCTGACTGAATCACTGCATCTCCGATCTGTGCCGAGAGCGTCACCACGGCTTCGGTCTGGATGAGCTTGGTTGCGGTCACCGCTCCGTTCTTTATCTTGCTGGTCGCTACGGCTGCAGCCGCCAGCTTCTGCTCGGTCACCGATAAGGCATTCAAGTGTTCGGTCAGGATTGCGTCATCGATGATCTTATCCGATGTAACCGAGTCGTCCGCCAGCGCCAGCTCTCCCACCGCTCCTGTTTTAATCTGAACCGAATCGATGGACTGCGGCGCAAGCATCGGCGAATTCTGCCCGTCATGCGTGTGGGCAGGAATCTCTGGGAATGGCTGATCCTCTACGACCTGATTCCCGAAAATTTTTTTAAAGAAATCGCTCATGGTTTTTTACATTATGCCGATCGGCTCAAAATAAGTGCTGGCCGCGACGACCTCTGGCGTCTCGTTTCCGGCCGGATGAAGCGCTATGGCCAGCTCGAATGTTTCGCCTTTTCCTTCCTCATCGTCTTCGTCTTCAGGATCGCCTGTCTCGATCGTGAAAATCGCTTTCGTTTTTCCCGCTTTGTCGAACTGCTCCGATCCGTCTTCCATTGTTGCCGGAAGCCAGTCGCCTTCTTCGTTCACTCTGTAAAAAACTTCTATGCTGCAGTCTTCGGGGAGGGGCTTTGTCAGAAGCTTTATGTGCCTGAATCCTTTCTGAAGCTCCGGCTCGCCCGCATCGAAGACCAGCCCTTCATATCGTGCTTCTGCCTTGTTGTCCTCGTCGACAGTGTCGACTCCGAATGTTTCGTCGTCCTGCCATGATACGAAGGGCTGATCTCCATACATTGTGATTGCTCCGATTTCAACGTCTTCCAATTTTCCGTGCGAAGGAATCCATTCGAGGTTCAGCGCATATGATTCGTTTTTGCCGATTCTCCCGTAGGAGTAGACTCCGCAGTTTTCCGATCCCGTGACTCCAAGAAGCGGAAGGCCTTTGTAGTTTGCGACCGCTCCCGGATTTACCCATCCCAAGCCCGGAATCTGTTTGATGCGGAGCAGGTTGGCGGTATCCCAGAAATAAAGGCTTCCTGAAATGCCGGCCTGAATCAGAATAAATTCGGCGTGGATCATCGCGTTGATTCCTTTTTCCGCAATCATCCTTCTCAAAATCCATGACGGTTGAACTTTGTCCCATGTCCAAAGCCAGCCTTCTTCGACTTTGTCGCCTTTATGCGATCCGATGATAACAGTCTGATCTTCGGGCAGAAGACATTTCGTTCTGTTGCCCGCAATGAGATCGAGCGCTTCGAGTTGGAAGTTTCCCTCGTAGTCCACCATTGCGATGTATCTGCCGTCGCAGATTTGAAGCACTCCGCATGCCATTGTCATGGTGTGCCAGGCAACGTCTCCGTTTAAGGTCTGAAATTCTTCCACCCCAGCCGGGAATGAGCCAGTCAGTTTGATTCTTTTGAGCTTGGTCTCGGTCGCCCAGTAGAGGTATGGCACGTAATTGTCCAAGCCGTCGTTGTTGGTGTATTCGGCAGCTCCCGTGATCTTGCCGTCGGGGTCGGTGTATTTGAGAACCCATGCTGATGTCGGGGTGTCCTTGCTGTAAATGTTCCCTGAGTTTCCGAAGCCGTAGAGCTTGCCATTGGTCGCCGGCACAAAAAAGAGAATAAGGTCTGTCACCACGCTGCCTGAATCTTTTTTGAGCGCCTGATTACACTTGAGAGTATCCGCGCCAGTCCGGATGTCTAAGCCATAGCCGAATCTAAAAGCTCCGGCCACGCCTTTATAAGCGTCGTCTGCGATGCCCCCTCTGAAACCTTTTACTCTGTAGCTGTTTAATGCCATAGCTTAGTTTCTGTTTTTATAAATAAAGCGCGAGCTGGTTGCCTGCCCCGCATAGCCGGCCGATCCTTCTTCTTCGTCCTCGCGGTCTTTGATTTGCTGAAGCAATGCGGTCGCTTCCAAAATTTCTTTGTCTCCGTCGCTCCCTCTGCTCGGAGTTTTTTTCAGGCAGATTGCCAGCGCAAGCTTAACCACCGGCTCGTCGAATTCTTCCGGCACAATGGATTCGTCCGTCAGATTAACGAGAGGCACTGGCCGGCGTCGGTAGTAGATGTCGATTATTTTGCCGTCTTCTTCCGGAATCGGAGCGATGAGATACTGGTCGCCCATCTTTGCAAAGACCCGCTCCCAGTGATAATTTTTGCTCTGGTAATTTCCGATGCTCACTTTGGCGTGCTCATTTCCGTCCACTTTCATAAAAACCAGTCCGCCCGGCTTGTAATCAAACGGCAGGAAATAAGTTTCCCGATCTTCTTCGGTGAGCTGAGTTGTGTGATGATTCAAAAAATCCCACTTTGCAAAGTTGCATGCCCTCACGATCGCTTTGTTGATCCAGCGGGTCTTATCGGCGTCGCTCCAAAGCCCGCCTGTTTTTGAGGCTGACATGCGCGCGTTTAGGTCTTGTAGGTATTCTTGTAGCTGCATAATTTTTTTATAGAAGCGAACCCGTCGCCCGGTAATGCTGAACGAGCGGAAGCAGATTTGCGCCTGGGCAATTTGTGGCTGCACCTCGCGTTTCTCCGTGCCCGATGACCTTTTCTCTTGGAATGCCTTTATCCGATCTGATCTGGTCGAGCAGTGCCTGAAGCGCTGCAATCTGTGCTGCGCTCGGAGTTTCGGTATCAAAGCTTCCGCAGACGCAAATGCCGATTGAGCGGTAGTTCATTTTGTCGTCATTGTCGTGGGCCCCGATCATGTTTTCCGGCCGGCCCGGAATATGAAGCCCGTCGCCGTCGAGAGCTCCCGCGATCCAATGGTGATATCCGATGTCTCCCCAGCCGATGCCGATGTGGTTATTTTTAATGGTCTGAAAATGTGTTGAGTCTCTGGCGGTCGCTGAGTGATGGATGATGATAAATTCGGGAGCGTTTGCCTTTTCGTATTTCGGCACGTCAGGATCGCTTGTCTGCACGATCCTTTCCCTCTGCCAGACAATCACGAGCTTTGCCTCGTATTTTCCTGTTTCCTTGATATAGTCCCAGGGCAATTTGTATTGCCCAGACCAGGAATAATAATTTTCAAGCACGAGCCCAATCTTGCTGTCTTCTTCCCAACCGTCCCGGTCCACGATCTCCTGAATGATTTCTCTGATGTCGGGCGATTCGTAAACGCTTTCGGCTGACCAGTGTTCGCCGACAAAGATTCCGCTTGCTTCGTGTCCGATCGTCCATTCTTTTTGTGCGATTGTTTTGGTTCTGGTCGATGGCCTATTTGAGCCGTCTGTTGCGAAAGGCGTCGCATCGTCTTCAGCAAATCCCTTGATCATCAGATTCGGGAATTTGTTGTTTTGGTCTGCTTCGGTAAGAAGCAAGACTGCCGACAAAATCTGGGCGCGTTTTGGAATATCTAAGCCACTGAAAATAAACCCGCCGTCACATGGAAGCGAGCCGTCATGCCCCAGTGTTATAACATTGCCATCCGGACTTCCCTGCCATTCTGTTTCGTTGATCTCTACCCCGTCGCGGTCATTGCCGGCCAGATAGCCGATTGTCACTTCGCTGGTGCAATACCAGATTTCGAGTTCTGCCTGGTATCCTTCGCCTTTGCTTTTATCCCAGCAGGTTTCTACCTGCCCGTCTTCCGATCCGTTGTCTTCAATCACAAACGCCATTGCGTTGCCGATTTTCCAGTCTTCCTGCGCTACAAGCTCCTCGACAATAAGAGCAAGGTTCGGCGTCTGTACCCATTCGTTCGCTTCCCATTCTTTGATGATGTCCCAGTTTACGCTGTTGACGGTCAGGTCTCTTTCCGATGGTCTTAAGGTCTGGCTGAACGGAAGAGTGTTCGCTTCCTTGATGCCTTTTATTTTCAGCTTGACGTTCGGCTCTCCCGTATCCGTTACCGCCGGCCTCAATTTAAGCCGCGCAAATGCTATTCTGGCATCTTGGGGAATGTGAATGTCTCTGAATCTGAATGCCCCGTGCTGGACGACGCTGTCGTATTTGCCGAGAGTAATGACGTTGCCCGTGCTTCCGCTTGGATACCAAGTCTCGTTGTCTTTCTCCCGCCCGTCGTCATTGTTTTGAGCGATTGACGAAAGAATCTTGATGACTTGGTTCATGGTTTTAAGCTGCTTTTCTTAGTGCAATAAGCGGGACGTGAAGCGACCAGTCGGTCGGACTCTCCGTCGGGAATGTCGCTGGCAATACTCCGTAGGCTTGAGCTACTGCGTAGCCGAGATAGCACGATGTGCCGAGCGTATTGTCAAGACCGTTGATCGGATATGCTGCCCCTCTGTCTATTGCCCGCACCTGCGTTCCTGTGGCAGTGCCTGTGATTATGCAGAGCCAATAAAGTTTCCCGCCCTGAAGCGTCACATCGATGTTCTTTTCCTTTACCCCTGTTGCATCGGTGGCGACTTCTCCGCCGTCCACGACCAAAGCTCCTGGATAGAGCGATCCGTTGTCAGCGTAGATTCCGATTCTTGCCACTCCGTTTGCTGACGCTGCCGTCGTCACGTTGATTGCGATGCGGTCGAACCGCATTGTCTTGGGGACGAAAAACGGAAACGCACGAAGCGAGTTCACTGATGAGACGGACTGCGTGGTCAGAGCGACTGCGGTCATGAAGCTTCCGAAGTAATAGCCGTTCTTTTTGAACCTCTGAATGTTGAGGTCTCCTTTTGGTTGTTTGAAGTCTGCCATAGGATTTTTAGGCTTCGGTGATATATTCGATTCCTTCTCCGCTCACCGATGCATCGATCCAGACCTTTACCGGCGAATCCACCTTGAGCCGCACGGACTCTCCTGCTTCAATCGAGAAATAATCCGCATTGGTGAGCAGGGCGGTCGCCGAGCTGTAGCCGATGCCGATCACTCCCGTGTTCGTCTTCTTCGCTTTCACGACCAGGTAGCAGTCTTCACCGATCCGAAAATCGGAAAGCTGGACTGGAGTGCCAGCGGTTGTGACGACTTTCTGTCCTGTTTTTAGGTTTGATCTGCTTGCCATAATTGTTTCGCTTAATTAGCTATGTTTTCGACCTTTAAGCGTAGACAGCGTTTCCGCAATCTACGATTTAAAACTTGGGTTCTTTGGTTTTTTTCGCTCCGGCTTCGGTGCCCCGAACCCCTTTGGCTGAAGCTCCTGCTCCTTCTTCCTGCCCTTTGATCGCCATCTCTCTTTTCTTGAGGCCTGCTTCTTTGGCGTTCAGCTCAGCTTCTCTCTGCTCCAGCGTCTTGAATTTTTCCTCTCTCGCTTTGTCGGCTTCCTCTTTCCCTTTCAGGCGGTAGAAGACGTTTCCGAAGTTAGGATGATTTTCAAGAAATGCGATCTCGTCTTTGTCGCTGGTCTCGTAGATTCCGTTCGTGAATTGGATTGATTTGCCTGGGACGACCACTACCCTGCCTTCGACTTCCTTCGAATAGGTCGCTTTGTTCACGAGCTTAAGGCTGGCATAGCGGGCAATAAACCTCACGATTTTTTCGGTCTTTTCCTCTTTGGCTGTGACTTTTTCTTTTGATTGATTTTTTGCCATATGAATGGTGTTTTTATTAATTGATAAATTTATCGACCTTTGAGCGTGTGTGACAGGCTCTCCTGCTCGGCTGGTCGGGAGAGCCGTTCCAGCCGAGCGTTTGCCACACTTGCGTGTGCCGGTCCCGGTTTCTGTTCACAAGCACCGGAAAGCTCGGAGTCTTACTCAGGATGGTTTAGAGGGACGACTTGCTCATCACGGCGTGGCGTGATTCCTGTTCGAACTGGAGACCGCACTCGGTGAGGTATTCGTCAATCCTTGAGTCTTCGCCGGGGGCCTGTCTGTTGGTCAGAAGCTTCGTGTCGCGGCTGCTGAGGTAGCGGTAGGTCAAACATTCCATGTCAAGCATCACTCCGTAATATCCGTAGGTCGTACCGGTCAAAAGCGGATGCTTGATGATGTTCACAGTTCCGTGCGGAGATTCATATCTGGTGATCCTCAAGCCGTAGGTCTTGTCGGTGCTGAGAGTTTCGAGCTTGCCCTTCGCCCAGCCGTTGATCATCGAGACTACCGCCGCCGAAGCGAGCAAATATTTCTCGGTGTTGCCGTGAGCGAATGCGGATTCCAGCCATGCTTCGAATTCTGCTTCCGTGTCCACGTTGGCAGTGGCGTAAGTCTCTATCGTAGGAATGATTCCGCCCGTGTAGCGTTTCGGATGTGTTCCTGCGGTGCTGATCGATTTCTTGCCGAACAAGAACGCGCGCTCAATGTCAATCATGTGCTCGACCGCTTTCTTCTTGCTCTGATAGTCAAAGTCATTCTCCTTGGTCCAGCCCTTTGTGTTCCTCGCGGTTTCGGTGATGCCGATCGGAGTCCTGAAAATCTGGCAGTAGTTATAGACTTCCTCGATGGTCGTTCCTTTGATTTCTCTCAGTGTCGCGCCTTCCTCGTTGGCATTGCCCAAGATCACCACATCACCGGCTGCCGAAGCAGCTGCGCCTGTAGCTCCGCCGAGCTCCGCCCCGACAACCACCACATTCTCGTCAGTGATCGCTGTGACCGGGAATACCCATTTCTGGGCAGACACTAAAATCACATCGCCGATCTGGAGATAGGTGGTCTGTGCGGTCAAAGTCAGGTTTCCGCCGTCCGGATCAACGTTGCCCGTTGCCGTCAGGACTTTCTTCTGGTATTCATCCTCGAACCACTTAAACTGCGGATCGGTCGTCTCTTTCTTTTTCATCGCTTTGCCCTGTTTGGATACGGGGTCTTTTCCTGCGTTCGTCAAGATCGCCATCAAAGGATAGCGGTTGACGTCCAAAAGCGAGATCACATCAGCGACATCGTATTTTCTGGTCACTCCCAGTTGAGTTGTTCCTCTGATTCCTGTTGCACTTGCACTCATAATTTGTGTTTCGTTATGCTGGTTTATCTTCAGAAGATTCGACTACTTCTTCCGAGAGACTTTCGCGTTCCTGTTGCGGAACTGTCTGCAGCTTTTGGCTGGCATAGTTCACGGCCTGGTTAGCAGGGCGACTACTTCTCCCTATAAAAACTTCTTAAAATCCGAGCCCGCCGAGAGGGGTCTTTGGCCCTCCCTGCCCGAATATCTTTTCGACTTTCGCTTTCTCTTTGTCCGGCTCGTCGCCGGATGCCGGCGCTCCGCCGGCCCCTCTTTCGACTTGAGCTTTGGCTTTTTTAAGACGGGTTTTTTCTTCGTCTGAAACTTTGGTGTCTCCTTTGACCTTGCCGCTGAACGCGTCCACTTTTTCGCAAGCTTCCTTTAACGGCATCACGGTACCCTTCTGGGCAGCGGTGTCGATTAAGGCAAGCACAAGCTCTCGGTATTCAGCGCTGGTCTTCAGAAGCGGATGGTCTTTTTGTGCCTCTCGAATTTCCGTCGTTACCGCATCTCTGACCTTGCTTCGTGATTCGTAGGTTTTACTGACCATGTCTCGGACATTCTTGATCATCCAGGCGGCAAAATCTTTCGGCGTCATTTTGGCGAATTCTTCGTCGGTTGGGATTTTGATCTCGCTTTCGTCCTCGTCTTCGCCTTCTTCTTTTTTAGGAGAAGGTTTTTTCTCGATTTTGCTTTTTGGAGGATTTTTCTTTTCAAGCTCCTCGTAAGCCTTGATCACTTCTTCTCTGCTTTTCCCATGCCATCTATCCTTCCTGGATACCTCGCCTTCTGCATCTTCTTCTGTTTCTTCCTCATCCTGGTCCTCGTTGTCGTCTTTTTTTTCGTCATCCTCGGAATCCTCGTCTTCGGTTTTCTCATCGGATTCTTCCTCGTCCGTTTCCTCGGTTTCTTCGTCTTCGGTTTCCTCATCCTCGGATTCTTCCTCATCAGTTTCTTCTTCCTCGTCTTCAGGAGGAGTGTTGAGAAGAGCGTCGAGCTCCTTTTTTCTGTCTTCTTTTGGCATAAATAATTTTATTGAATTTATTATTGAGAATTTTATTAGGTTCGACCTTTTATCCTAATTTGTTTTTGAATTCTCTTAATCTGGTTATTGAACTTTTGCAGACTCTGATGGCTGCGGTTTTTTTATCCTCGCCGTTTCTGGGTTTGAAACTTTTATCTGCCATCAGGCCGGCTATGCAGGACTCAATCCTGCTGTCTGCTTTCTGTCCGGCTTTGGTGTTTTCTTCCCAGTTTTTAGTTTTACCTTTGATTCCGTAGGGCATAAATTTATTTTTCCCTCATGTCTTCGGCTGCTTCGTCCTTTTCCTTGATGGCGTTTTCAACCATTGCGAGGACTTTTTCGTAGGCTTTCACATTGGCCCGGTGCTGGAGATAATCAGAAGCGATCTGCTCGGCAGTCTTGCCGGCGATCTCAATATCGCGGAGATCGTCGTATTCCAAACGAAGCTCCTCGCGGATATTCTGATCCAGCCACTTCCAGCCTTCGGTTCTGGTCATTTCCAGCACCGCCAGTCCGGTATCAAATTTTTCCTCGCTATTTTTTGCCATAGCTATATCTGTTCTTCGCCTTCTTCTGCCGGCAGATTCATCTCCGGCTCTCCGACTCCCATTCCGCCCATCGGTTCGGTCTTGATGCTTCTCATTTCCTCAAGTGTGGCAATCAGGCTGCTGATCACATCGTCGAACGTTGAGCCGGCAAGATAGGATTCTTTAGCTTTGGCAAAAACCGCATCGACTTTCTCCCACTCCCCGTCTTTGTCTTCTGCAGGCGCGGGCTTGAAGCCGACTTTCTGAGCCTCTCCTTCTTCGGGAAGCTCCTCTGCCGTCTTCGCTTTCTTTTTTAGTTTTTTCGGCATATGCGTGAAGGTTTGTTGTTGGTTAATTAATTTTCGACCTTTATAAGATTGGGAACGGCAGATCCCAGTTGCACAGAATTCCGTCTACGTGCACTTCTGCCGACGGCGTCTCTCCTGGCGTTGCGAGAGTCACCACTGCACGCAAGTATCTTTTCGCCCTCTTGATCTGGAAGCTGTAAGTGTTGTCGGCTGACACAGTCACCTCGTCTCCGCCTTCAGCGGTCTGTGCTCCTGAGCTGAAGTCCGATACGTCCGATTCCTGAATCTTCACTTTCGTGCTTGCCTGCGATCCGAGGTCTCCGATGGCCGCCTTGATCAACGCGGTATCGAATGACGAGCCATCTGCGAGGTAGGTATCCACTCCCGTGCCGTTCGCAGAATCTTCAATGGCCTGAATCGGAAGTAATTCCACTGGTTTGATGTTGTTGTTTAGCTGTTTTGGCATAATGATTTTTTGCTTGGCTTTTTTTAATTGAATTACTTTTCGACCTTTTCCAAAGTAATTTTTACCGAATCACCCAGATCAATCTGGGACGATTCTTCTTTGGTCATGTAGATGGTGTGAACCTTCCCCTGACCTTCCTGCAGGGAGACGATGAACTGGTCTCCGCTCAGGGTCTTGCTGATCACTTTTGTCTCCGCTGATTTTATTGGGCTTGGTGTTTTTGCCATATGCGTTTTAATTAAACTGATTTATTTTGGCGACCTTTCCCGATCACGGGAATCTTTGAAAGGATTTGCTTAAAGAAGCTTGCTTTCTGCTCCGGCTGAGCTTCAGGCGCCGGGCCTGCTTCGCCTGCCGGGAGCTGGGGAGATTCGGGCGCTGCGGGAGGTTCTTCTTCGGTCGACTTTGCCGGTTCGGATTCTTCCTCTCCCAGGAGCACAGTCTTGTAGGCTGCTTTGTCCATTTCGTCAAGGATCATCTCTTGGATCGCGCGCTTGCGTTTCTTCCACTGCTTCACTTCTTCCGGATTGTTCGGGTCGGGCTTATCCGCCGCTACAAATTTGTCGTACAGCGTCATCGCCTGATTGAGTCTGGTTGCCTGATCCGGCGGGATGACAGGCTCAATCTGAACTACTGCATCGACCTTGACCTCTTTGTCGTCTTTTTTAAATTCTTTGAAGTCCACTTCGTCCCCGACAATGCGGTAGAGCTTGTCTTCGCTGATAAATTCCCGGTTCATGTCTATGAGAATATTTGCCAGCGTAGTCAGAGCTTCAGCGAGATTGCCGGCGAGCGAGCTCATTCTGAGATTGCTCTGGCCGATCAGCATTGCCACTTTGCTCATTGGCTCTTGAGCTGATTTCGGCATGCCAGAAACATACTCGGAAATTGCCAGCGTTCTTTCGATTTCGTCGCGCAGATTCTTTTCTTCGTTTATTCCCATGAGGCTAATTTCCGGAGGGCGCTCGATCACCACGTCATCCATTTTGCGGAGTTCCCATTTTGCGCCCGGAGCGAAGATGACATCGTTCTTTGAAATGCCGGAGTCCTTTCTGATTTTTATGACCGGATCAAGCATCAAGATCACGTCGTCCATTCTCTGGTTTCTCATGTCGGCGATCTCGACGATCGTTGTTTCTACCGGCTCGATGTGGCCGATTGCCCAGAGCTCCCAGTCGAGCTCGTGGTCCGGCAGGTTTATGAAAATTTTGCCGGCGTTGACTTTCTTGTAGGGGTTGTCATCATTGCGGACCACCACTTCCTGATTCATGATGGTGACCAGCTTGCCTTCCTCGTAATCCCAGCATTCCCAGATTTCGATCTGCCTGTCGCGTTCGGTTTTGTCGCTGGTCACTTTGACAGTCACATCTCCGCCGGTGTCGGCCGAGTCCTGAATCTGCCCCATCTTTTTTAGGTTCACGTCATAGCGGTCCTGTTTCCAGTCGTCCACGAGTTTCGGTTCGACGAATTGAAGATTTTTATAAATAGCGTTGCCTTCTCCGCGCGCTTTTTCTTCGCGCTCGATTTTGTCTTTTGTTTTTACTATGCGGTGAATGAGCCACGGGCAGTCTTCCTGCAGGTCTTCAGTCTCGGGGGCCGGCATGATATCCCAAAGGTCGCAAATGGTAAGGAACGGATCATCGTAGTCAATGCCTGAGTCGGTGAGCCATGTCACCTTTCCGATTCCGTTGCCGAATTTTGTTGTGGACTTCAGCCACTTCGGAAGTTTCTTGTCAAGCTTAATCGCATCGAAGTCGTAGTTAACCAGATCATCCCATGAGCCGAGCGATTTTGATTTCAAATCTTTTTTCTCTCTCGGCAGAATTCTGGTTTTTCTTTTTGAGGTTGCGAGGCGCGATACTATAGTCTCAATGATTTCAAAAGCGATCGGGGGCATGAGTCTTGTTTCGTAGGCGTAATTCTGCTTGTCCTGATAGGCGCGGTAGAGCTTGTACATTCGCAGCCACTTCGCGCGATACGGAGTCAGGAATTCGTCGGCCCGCTTGAATCGCTTCTTCCATTTTTCGATAAGTTTCTGTTCTTCCTCGGACGGCGAATAAACCTCGCTGGAGGTTTCCTCGTTTTTTGATTCGATTGTTTTTGTTTCTTCCGCCATAGAAATAAATAAAAGCCGGGCTCTCTTGGAGCTCGGCTCTGTTTATTTCCCTTCTGTTCCTCTCGTATCACTGCGAGGCCGAGGCCTCAAGAGAAACAAAAAGCGGGACCGCGACTTTTGCCATCAACTCGACCGATAAAATCGGCTTTGATGACAGAAGTCGTAGCCCCGTCTCGTTTAGTCCGGAATTCCGGACGCCGTCAGGCGATCGCTTTCTGTTGAATTAATTATAGCATATACCAAAAAAACAGCGCAATAGCCGGGTGTTTATTTCTCGTTTACGTCCTTGTTGACCCGCTCGATTTCCTCTCGCACAATTTCGCCCACTTTTTTGTGGTGGGCGGCCATCATTTCCAACTGTTTTGTGCTGTATCCTTTGTGCAATTGTTCGATTTTCGAAAATATTCGTTTTAGATAGCTGTCGTACCACCACATGTTTTCCGTCCGCGGAGTGATGATCACTTTTCTTTTGTCCTCGGTGTCGCGTTCGTATTTGATTTGTCCCGTTTTTTCCATCCTTTCGATCGCTCCGGTTATTCCACCCGTCGTGAGTCCGGTTATTTGGGCCAATTCTCCCGGCGTCGCCATTCCCTTTTCGATTAAAATTTCGAGACATACGATGTCGGTAACGGTCAAATTCAGTTGCTTGGCTATGGCTTCATTTAAAGCGACGATAAATTTCCCCTGGCTTCTTCCGTATCCCATGATCTCGCGCAACGCTTTTTGCCGTCTTGATATTTTTTCTTTAATCAATTTCTTTTTTCTCATATGCTTTAGCTTATTTCGCACAGGCAATCGCCTTTGACAGAATCATTATTTCTCGTCCTTTGCGCGATTCGTAGGCGTTATAATTTAAACTGAAATTAATTATCTTTCTTTCTGGATACAGCGATCTGATTTCTTTTTTGTTGTCATAAGTAAGCAACCAAAAAGCGTCGGGATTTTCATTGAGTTTTTTTGCCAGTGCTTCGTGATTTTCACCCTTATAATGGTTTAAGTACAAAGTCGCTCCTTTTTCAAAATATGGCGGATCGAGATATATAAAAACATTTTTTTTATTCAAATAATTTCCAATCAGTTCCAGTCCGTCTTTGTTGTAAACGGAGATTCTATTTTTATAAAGTGCGAGTTGAGCGATTCTGTCGGCAAGACCTTTTTTATTAAACCTTGCATCGATTTTCCATTTGCCAGTTTGTTCGGTGCCCCCGATGGGGCCCCCTCCAAGAATCCCCGAAACATTCGTCCTGTTCAGAAAGAAGGTGGCAAAACCTCGATCAAATTGGCTCGCTCCGATATCGTGATAAATAGCTTTTTGCTTCTTCCATTCTTTGATTGTAACGGGGGTGGAATTTATTTTTTTAATAAATTTTTTCGAATGAAAAATTGCCGATTTCCAAAAACAATATATTGCCTTATCGAAATCGTTAATGACTATGTGATCGACCTTTTCCAAAAAAAGCAACGCCAAGGCCGCACCCGCTCCGCCCGCAAACGGTTCGACGTAAGTCACTTTTTTGAGCCCGTTCTCTTTAATTGTTTTGTCAAAAAAAGGGAATAAAAAAGTTTTACCCCCTGGGTATCGGAGCGGACTATAATGAAACTTTAAATTTCTTTTATGGGTTAGTTTGGCCATTTGATTGTTGTTTAGGAGCCAAGATAAATCTGAACAACGGCTCCATTGCTTCCCAAGCGTCCTCTACCTCTTGCGGCGTTACGAATATATCGGGATTATGATTGGTGGCGTTAAGAAACGTGGCGGAGTAGGAATTCATTTTAGCATTGTCCTTTATTCTGGAAGCGACTTGCGAAAGTTTATTATTTTTCGCCTGATTCATCTCTTTAATAAATTCTTCCAGCACAGTGTCGAGATACACATATTTGCCGCCGTTTTTTGGAGCAACCGTTGTCCCGCAATGATCAAAATAGGCTTTCAGTCCGCACTCCAGAAAACTTCTCAAAAGGTCATGCGAAGCATTGGGGAATTTGTGATAATCGATAGTCTGCAACTCTTTCAACATCCGCTTCACGCCGTTGCATTGAAGCAAAAAATTAATGTTCTTGGGCGCCAACTTTACCCTTCTTTTTTCCGTTGTCACGGGGATTTCTTCAAAATCCTTGCTCGTCAACGTTTTGGTCCCTTTGGTTTTATTGGGAGTATTCTCTTTGGCGAAGCTGTCGAGATAAATTTTTCTGTCCTTTTCGGCGTTCAATGCGCGGGAATCAACGTTTTTTTCCACCACGTCCTCGACAACTTTTTTAAATCCTTTTTCGAATTCTTTTTTATCGATGGCGATCTTGACTTCGCCATTGCCGTCAAAATCAAAACCGAGAAAATCCCTGACCTGCTTATCATCATACAACCTTTCAATCGTCGACGCGGGAAAAGTTTTTTCATTATGAACCTTTTTTGCGGTTGCGTCCGAATCGTATTTTATTGATTTTGCGATCTTGTGAACATTCAACAATCGCAAAAATTTGCCAATATCGACTGTCGGATAATCGTCTCGCAAATTCTGAACGGTCTTGCCCCTGTCAAGCTCCGCTCGATAGAAGTACGCCTGTCTTAAAGGGCGCCATCTGCGCTTTGTATTCAGGGTATGTTTGTTGGCTAAAAAAACCATTGCCGAATCTCGATCGGGTGCCACAACCACTTCCCGCTCGTTTGAAATTGGGACCGCAGTTTTAAGTATTTCTTTGATGGCAGACTCCTTCGACGGAACTATTTCAGGTCTAAGTAAAGCCTTCACGGCCGCCACGCGCCTGTTCCCTTCCAATACTATAAATTTTCCCTTCTCCTTGATCGCGACCGGAATCTCATCGGGGAAAAAACCATTCACCGCGATACTCTTTAAAACCTGCATGGCATCCTCATTGGAAAATAAATCATTTATAAGAGCGTCCTGCGAAAGATCCACTCCGATATCTAATCTGATATTTTTTGAGTCAAGAAAAAGATCGGTAATTTTTACCTTCTGTTTAGGCCAATTTTCATAATCGGGTTTTATTGCTGTTTTCGCCATATGATTATATTATTATCTCACTTTTTATTCTTTTTATCGAGAGCCAAAAGAATTTTTAAGACCACTTTCTGTCCGTCTTTCATCAGTTCGTGCTCCCAAACTCGCATGGTCACCCATCCCATCTTTTTGTATTCTTTGTTCACTGTCGCGTCTCTTTTTTTGTTCCTCGATATTTTTTCTTGCCAAAACTTTTTATTCGTTGCTGGTATTCTGCAATGCCGTCCGCATCCGTGCCAGAAACAAGAATCCAGAAAAATAGCGACCTTCTTCGAAGCAAAAACGATGTCTGGTTTTCCGAAGTGTTTTGAGCTGTTTTTTTTGAATTTCAGTCCTTTCTCGGTCAATAATTTTCTTAACGCCAATTCAATCTTGCTGTCCTTGGATTTCACTTTGCTCATTATCAAGCTTCGGGTTTCTTTGTCGAACTTATCCATTTTCAGGTGCTTTAACGATCTCACAAGGATTAATTTTAAATTGGAGCATCGTGGCGGATGGCCTTCCGTTATCTCCGCCTTTTCTCTGCATTCCGATCCTACCTATTTTGAGGCTTCCTTCGCGTGTGATTCTTACCGGACCGTTTCCGTAAAAATTCATAACCACGGACATCGGCAGCAATGTCCACACCTTTATGTTTTTCTGATAAAGGAGCAGCCACGACGCCGGGAAGCTGTCTCTGCCCTTAAATAAATCGGCGACGATTAAAATCTTATTCTTCTCGAAAAAATCGACCATCTTGTTTTGTTCTTCTTCTTTCAAATCAGTTAGGAATATTCTCCTCGGATCGTTCTTGTTCGGCTTGGTCGGGGTCATCTCTCCGGTGAAATATTTTAAATTCTTAGCGATATCCGACGGTATACCCCACAACTCAACGTACTTATCGACCCATCTTTTGTCGATTTGGTTGAATCCCTGATCGTTGCTCACGAGTTTTATCGAAACATTTTCTATTCCCGTGCCTTTTTTAAAATAAATTGTGATCTCGACTTGAACGTCGGTCTTGTGCGATCCGGTTATTTTTACGGCTCTGACTTTTTCTATATCCTTCAGGTTGTATCCCATGACCTGGAGCCACTTTTGGGCATCCTCGTCCGTTTTCCACGCGTTGAACTTATCGACGACGTCTTGCTCATTCTTAAAACCGCCTTTTGCAGTGGCGGAACCTCTTTTGATGAGCTCCAGAAGTTTTAAATCTGTTTCTGATTGCATATTTTTAAATTATTAAACCCGGATGGGCTGCCTTGATATTATTAAAAATCGACTGCAAGACAGGGACCGAAACGCTGTCTCCGAATTGTTTATAAGCGACGTTTCGATTCTCCGGTATCTCGTAATCCTCCGGGAATCCCTGCATGCGAGCACACTCTCTTGGCGTCAATTTTCTTATTTTGCCGTCGACCAGATAAGCTCCGGTTTTGCTCGCCGCTCCGCCGCCGTAAGCGGAAAGCGTGACTCCGGCAGCTTTAGGGGAATATATTCGTTCGCCCTGCCCGCCGTTGTTTATCTGACCAATTTGAAGCGGCCGTTTCGGATCGACGGGAACGGCATCCGGCTTTTTGATTTTTATGTCCGGCCGGTTAATAAAAACTTCGGGAATGACGTTTGTCTTTTCGAGTATGTCTTCTACCGTTTTTATTTTATCGACTGGATCGGGGAACTTGAAACCTTTTATTTTAAGGTCTTTTCTGAAAGCTATGATATAAACCCTCTCTCTCGCCTGAGGAACTCCGTAGTCGCTTGATCTCAAGACCTTTAAGAAATGATCGTATCCGATTTCGTCGAGCGTATCCTTAACCACCTGAATGGTTTTGCCACCGTCGTGTCGCACAAAATTTTTAACGTTTTCGAGAAATAAAACGTCTGGCTGCAATCGTTTCGCGATCCTGGCCACGTCAAAGAATAACGTTCCTCTCGTGTCGGCGAACCCTTTTCTCTTTCCGGAAATGCTGAAGGCTTGGCACGGGAATCCTGCGCAGAGAATGTTGTGCTTCGGAACGTTTTTTTCGTCTATTTGCGTTATGTCTCCGTGAGGTATTTCCCCGAAATTGCTTGCGTAAGTCAACTGTGAATTGTCGTCCCATTCCGAGCTGAACACACAATTGCCGCCGTGACTTTCCAGAGCTATTCGGAAGCCGCCGATGCCGGCAAACAAATCTATAAAATCAAAATTCTTCTGTTTAGTTTGCCAGCTCTTTTTTTTAGTCTTCTTTTCTGTTTGAAATAAAGTCGCGGTTTGCATATGCTTATTGGTTGCTGTTAGCGGCCATGAATTTATCGAGATCGCTTTTTTTAATTCGCCATTGCCCAATCTTGGCGGCTTTCAATCTTTTGGCTTTGATGTATCGCATCACCGATCTTTGGCTGACCCGCAGCGTTTTGGCCACTTCTTTCGCCGTCAGGTAATTTTTTATATCCATAGGTTGTTTTTATTATAGCGCAGATTGTTCTGTTTTGTCAGGTGCTTAATTCTGACTAAAAAGGTCTGTGGTGTTGAGATAATAAACCAGTTTTCCGCCGCTCGACATAATGATTCTCATTGTCGGGTATGGCGACGGATCGCCCATCAGTCCTTCAGGGAGCTTATATCCTTTGTCTTCCCACTTCCATTCGTTCATTGCTGGATTTGCTACACCTGGCTTACTCGGAATGTATTCTGGCTGGATGTCGGATCGGAGCATGAATTTCGTGTGTTCTGGGTCTCTGCCCAGAAATGCGAATGCCGCCTGCTCTATTTCAGCCTTCGACTTCAGCGGGATTTCAAGCGAGCCATATTGCCTGCACTTATCCATCCTCTCGTCTGGCGTTGTCGGCGCTTCGTTCGGATAGCGAACTCCGACCTGAACGATCTGCTTGGTCTTAATCAGCACTTCGTATTCGTAGACTTCGCATCGATCGTTGATGTAATCTGTCTGTTGGAAGATATAAATCGGGCGGTCCCATTCTTCAGGATTATCGGCTGTCATCCCGCCCTCATTCTGCTTGACGTTACTCAGGACTGCAAAGTTTGAAGGACGCCTGTTTTGCCCAATGTATATCAGTTCCAGGCTGGAATCTCCCATAAAGGCTCTGATTGCTTCCTCTGTTTTAGCGATTTCGTCCTGACTCGGCTTACTGGCATCCATGAAAATTTTTCCGTCCGATGTTTGGCACTGATCTGGGTAATGCCTAATGATCGAGAAATCCGCTTCCTTGCACTGGTCGAAGTTCGTTATCTTCGCGACGTCTACGTTTGCGGTTTTATTCGAAGCTTTGTTTGCGTTCGCGATCCAAACTCCGCCGACGACTACGGCGATGATCGCTATCGCTCCGACTCCCGCCATGATTTTTTGTTGCTTTGTCATAATTTTAAAAATTAATTTTAAATTTTAATTGCGTATCTTTTTCCCGATGTAGAAAACATATCCGTAATACTGTTTGTACTTTGAATATAATTCTGCTTCGTATTTCATTTTTTCGATGAAATCTTCTACGGCTTTATTCTCGGCATATTTTTCCAACAGCACTTTTCCGGCCGCTTCTCGCGGAATAAAATAATTTTCTGTCCAACATTTTTCAGGCAGCGTGAATGCGGCGACAGGAATATATCCGGCTTTTTGCATTACCGAAATATTATTCGCTATCGTGTTTATTTCGGGAACGTTATCAGTCCACCACTTTTCAATTTCGGCGGGGCGTTCATCGGTAAACCACGATTCATACGTTAAAGCGACATAGCCGTCTTTTTTAAGAAAATCTCTCCAATAATTCAGACCCTTTTCGAAACCGATGCCGGCGATGGCTCCTTCAGACCAGATGAGATCAAATTCTTCTTTTCGGAATGGAAGATTTTCCATTGAGCCGACAATGCCATTTACTCTTTCTTGGAGATTCAATTTCTTGGCGTTCTCGTTAAAAACCTTTATAAAATCGGGAAGAAAATCCACGCCGGTGATATTCCCAGCGATGTTTTGCGCGAGAATCATTGTTGGGGCTCCGGTTCCACAGCCTAAGTCCGCTACCCGCGGATTCTTATTGAGATCGTCCAGAAAACCCAATGCTTTAAGGGTCATTTCGGGACTGCCTGGCCCCTGCCGTTCCAACCCTATATGCAATTCACAAAGTAAGTTTAAGGTAAAATCGTCGATTGATTTGTTTGTGTCGCTATTGTTTTTTTTCATGTTGGCTTTTTATTCTTATTTTAAATAAGTTTCTATGTTGGTTTTGTGCTCCTCGTAGGTTTTGGCGCAATGAATCTGTCCGCTTGAATCGTGCAGGTAGTAGAGGCATTCCGTGTCCGCGGAGTTAAGCACCGCATCGATCGCTTCGAGCCCAGGATTGCAAATGGGGTGAGGCGGCAAGCCTTTGTTTAGGTAGGTGTTATATGGCGAGTCGATTTGCATGTCTGTAAGCTTTATGGGTTTCCACCAGTCGCCATCGCTCATGTAGCCGGACAGCTGAACATCGTTCGGAGCTTTACCGTAGTGCGTCACGCTATCTCTCGCATATTGGACAGTGGCATCGGTTTCAAGCTTCATGTCTTTTAAGAGCCGATTCCAAATGATGCCTGCGATCAGAGGCATGTCGCTTTTGCCTGCCGCTTCTCTTTGTACGATTGAGGCAATCTTCAGTGCCGTATTCCATTTGATGTTCGCTTTGACAAACTTGTCGGCGTATGGCTGAAACTTCTCATTGAATTTTGCTCTCAGCCTGTCTGCGATCTGCAGTCCCGTTTCGTCCTTCGGGAGAAGATAGGTGTCGGGAAAATAGACGCCTTCGATCTCGTCATATTTCATTGAGGTGTAGTTTCCGACCCATTTTGTTTTCGTTTCCTGATCCCATCCGAGTGCATCTCCGATCAGCTCTGCGATCTGCTCTTTCCTTAAGCCTTCGGGGATCACGACCCATTTCATGTATGGCTCTTTAAGGGCTTCGGCAATCTGCCAGGCATTCATGCTCTTTGAAATTTTGTATCCGCCAGGCTGGATTTCGTTTTGTTTAAATGCATATTGAAATCCCCATGCACTTTTTATAAATCCGTCATCGTGCAGTTTCTGAAATGTGTCTACCGCTCCCAACGGAACAATGAAGCGTTCGGCTTCCGCCTGTTTCTGAGGCGATCCGAAGAGCGAGTTATATGCGATACCCGATCCGATGGCCGCCACCGCGATTATCGCGACGCCGATTCCCGCGATCGTTATCCGCATTCTTTTTTTGCTTTTTGTCGGCTGAAATTCTTCGTTCATAAGTTTGTTTTTGCCTCGCCGAATTTATCTTAGCGGGCTAAATACTTGTTAGTTTAATAATATCAAATTTTTTGGCCTTTGTCATATTTTGTCCACTTCTACATACAACATGGTCCGGCCGTGCCAACAAGTCAAGCCCCAGGCGGAATATTCCTTATTTTCGCCCAAAAACCGCGGGCGGTTCGTGACGCCACTTTCCACCAGGTTACGATCCGGTGATTCTTGACTTCGATGACTATTCGCCCGTACCCTTCTTCTTCGATCGCCGATAAATCTTTGACGATTTCGACGAGGAGCAACGCTCGCTCCTCTTTTCCCTGCGGCGTCTGTTTTGTTTTATCTGTTTGGTTCATATTTGAGTCGTTTTTTTAAGGCCACGTGCCAGTAAATGAGTGCGAGCCAAAAATGGTCGGCGCCTATGTTTGCCCACTCTCTCCGCTCTTGCCCGAAGCGATCGGTGATCTTGCGGGCGTAGACTGTCTGAGCGTGCTTTATGAGCAGTTTGAAAGTCGGGCTGTCTTTGGGCATGGCGAACTTCGTCATGCCGTGCTGCAGTCCGGCGATTGTGTCGTCGTAAATTCTGTTTCTCGACGTGAGCACTTTTATCTCGTCGGTGAATTCCGCGTCTTTTCTTTTCTGCTCGTCTCCGAACCTGCAAACCTCAAGCATTTTCGGATCGTCTTTGAAAAAATTCAGATAGACGCGGTAAGGAAATTTCTCGGCGAGAGCGTTCGCTTCTTTGGTGAACGGCAACGCGTCGATAACGCCGACGCGCACTTTGTAAAATTCGATCAGTTCTTCCATCTGCTGCCAGCGCGTTTGGCCCGGCTTGTCCTTCAGCACTCCCATCCAGAAAATTCCTTTTTGGTTTCCGATCATGACGTGATTCTCGTCTCCGGTGTCGGCTCCCATAATGTTCCATTCCTCTCCCATCGCTTCTTCCGGCACGACTATGTTCTGATAGAAAAGGCTGGCTTCTATCTTTTGCTGAGCGGAGAGGTGCGGCAGTCCCAGAATGAAGTTGAAAAAGTATTGCTCGTCTTTTCCCTTGATCCCCTGCGTGGCCTCGTAATATTCCTGCAAGACGTGCTTTGCGGGCCAACACATCATCTGGCTGATCCAGTAGCCTGATATCGGCTCGTTCGGGAATCTCGCTTCCCAGCCGGCGTTTTCTGACCAGAGAATGTCCTCGTTTGTGATTTCCTTCCGGCATTGCTGGCAGACATAAATTTCTTTTTCGAAATCTATGTTCGCGTCCCATTCCATGTGTTGGCGGTATCCGCAGTGCGGGCAGTCGAATCTCCAGTGTTTTTGATCGGAGGACTGCCAGATTGCGTCTATTCCGAAGTCCGGAATCGTCGGCGTCGATATCCATATTTCCTCTTTCAGCTCGGAGTTCGACATGCGGGAAGCGTAGTCGCCGATCACTTCCATTTTGGATTTGTCGACTTCGTCGTAAATGTTGCGGTCGGAGGAAATGATGATCGGGGCCTTTTCCGTGAACGTACCTTTGTAATAGCAGAATCCTTTGCCGAGTCCTTTGATTTCGGCGCTGTCTTTTTCCATCTTGAAGCCGTTCGCCTTTATGATCTTGTCGACTTTTGTCGGCACGAACCCCCACACGTCCCGGTCGCTCGGCAGAGTGTGAATCTGGTTGATTCCCAGAAATTTCATCGAATGGATTTCTTTTAGGATTGCCCACGTCGACGCTCCCACCTGCGAAGGCTTTCTGACCGCGATGACTCTACCCGGATCGTCGTATATGTCCATCATGAAAATATGCCGGTCGAATTCTATCCGTTCGCCTTTTTCGTTCTTGATTTCGTTGGCCATCGTCCAGAGTGAGAGACAGCTTGCCTCACTCCTTTTTTCCGTGTTGTTTTCGGACGATTTCTTTGACGGCTTCGTGAAGTTTTTTGCCATATTCTTTTTCTTCCGGAGTGAGCGGACGCTGCTCGTCTTCCAGCTTCAGCTGGCTCCTGTTTGTCGGCTTGCCGAGCTCGACCTGGAACATTTCCCAGACGATTTTCCATTCGAGAATCGTCGGTTCTTCGTTCGCTCTCAGCCGCTTCATTATTTTGTTTCCGACCCGATCGAAAGCTTCGGCGATCCGGTGCAGTTTGTCCCTTTTGATCCGCTTGGTCTTCTCCCGCAACGCCATCAAATCTTCGGTCAGTTTTATCTCGCGTCTTTCTACCCAATGGAATTTCTTTGACCAATTTTCAATAGTAGTTTCGACCGGTTTTTTACCCAGCCGAGAGGCGAAAACTGCCCCAATTTCACCCCAATCTTGCCCCAACCTGTCCCACGCCTCTAAAGTCTTCCGCAGACTGCCGGCTTCGCAATACAAAAGCCACGCCGCGTATTGCTGTTCGGTTTCCTTCGGCATCTTTTGAGTTGTTGTTCTTGCTTCGGCCATAGTGCTTTTGTCCGTGCTTCATTTTGAACCCCGGTCATCCCCTGGGCTTTATCTTTTCCCAGCGGTTTCTGATGACGTCGCACCAGCGCGGGTCCAGCTCCATCAGGTGGCAGGTGCGTTCCAGCTTATGGGAAGCGAAGAGCGTGCTTCCCGATCCGCCGAATAAATCCACGACCAACTGGCCGACCCTGCAGGAATTCTTGATTGCCCGCATTATCAGCCATTCTGGTTTTTCAGTCGGATGCGTCATCTTGGTTATGGTTTTTCTTGGCATATCCCAGACGTCGCTTTCGTTGTTGTCTCCCAAAAAGAAGTGACGCTCTCCTTTTTTCCAACCGTATATTATCGGCTGGGCTTTGGTCTTGCCTCTTGGTTTTTTTGACTTCATGACCTGCTCGTACTGCTTTTTGTAGTCTCCCCAGCCTATCGAGAACGAGGGCTTAACCCACACGATTGTCGAGCTGAATTCGAACCCGGCGTTCAGGATTTCAAAGTACCAGAGCGGGTAACTGGAATAGCCGGTGCAGACATAAATCGCCGCTCCCGGCTTCAGTATCCCAAAATAATTCTTCAGGAATTTTTCGCTGAACGTTTCGAATTCTTCCTGGCTCTGGTCGTCTCCGAGAATCTTTCCCTTTTCAGTCGGAAACTTTCCGGACTTCTCGTGGCTCACGTGCGCGACATTGTAGGGCGGATCGGTGAAAACCATGTCGGCTTTTTTGTCCCCCAGAAGCTTTTTGACGTGTTCCGGATTTGTTGCGTCCCCGCACATGAGCTTGTGCCTGCCGAGCTGATAAACTTCTCCCAATTTCGAAACGGGTTTTTTGATTTCTTTGTATTCTTCTTCCGGCTCTTTTTCTTCTTCCTCGCCTTCAAGCATCTGGCTGTCGAGAATGTTGCTGATTTCGACTTCGCCGAATCCCGTGAGCGAAAGGTCAATCTCCGCGCGATTCAGTTCCCACATCATTTCGGCCAGCTTTTCGTCGTTCCAGTCGCGACGCTCGGCGATCTTGTTGAGCGCGAGACTCAACGCTTTTTCTTCTTTCTCCGGCAAGTCGACAAAGTCGATATTTTTCGCCGGTATCGTCTCCCATCCCATCTCTTTCAGGGTCATGACGGTCATGTTTCCGCCCACTATCATTCCTTCGCGTCCTTTGCGGGTGTTTATGGTGATCAGCCCGCGCAGTCCGAATCTCTCGATCGATTTCTTCAGCGTTTCGATATCGTCGTGTTTTATTTCTCTCGGATTGTATGGCGCGAACTTCAAGTTCGCGATTTTTATTGCTTCGGTTTTTTTGTCCATAAATGTTGAATCCAAAATTTTAATCTCCACCACAGCCTCTGTAGGATCGGGAGCCGGTCAAAGGCTTGATGGACTATCTCTTTTCGCATGAGCTCGATTCGCCGTTTTTGGGCTTCGGCCAGAAGATCCGCCGGAATATAAACTCCGCCGATCAGTTTTGGTCTGTTTTTCCTGCGGACTGCGGGATTCTTTTTAGGATTTGTTGCGTAGCTCATGTTCTTCTTTGATTAATTTGTCGACAGTTTGAAGCACTCCCGTGAGGCGTGCCTTTTCTTTTTCCTGTTCCTCAACGTAGACCTTCTTCGTCACGTCGGTGAAGCCCATTGCTCCCCGCTTCTGGAATCCATCCAGAGTGTCCGTGTCCTTTTTGCCGTCGTGCACTCTGATTTTTATTTCGCACCGCACGATGTCTTCAAGCGTGAAGTCGTGCAGCGTCTCCAGTGTTTCGAGTTTTGTTTTCAT